GAAGGAGTAAATCTCAGGATCGTTCTGCGGATTGTATGAACCGGAAGAATATCCTCCTGGCATCTGCTGCATCAACCCGCGTTGCGTGTAAGCACCACCAGCGAATCCACCGGCAGAAGAAATCGCGCTTCCGATTGCGGCCATCGTAGGATCGGGCATCGCAGCAACCTGAGCGGCTTGCAGGTTTCGATTGTACTGCGCCTGCTGCTGCTGCTGCATCACGCCGACGCGCTGCGCCGGGGTAATGAACATGCTGCTCACCGAGAACGGCTGCGTCATTCCAAACGCTCGCTGCTGCTGGATGAAGTTCTGAGCTTGAGCAAGACCCTGATTCTGAAGCTGCATCGACGTAATGCCCAAGTCGCGAGCGGTCAGCGCACGACCGAATCCAGATCCTGCGCCGAATCCACCAGACAAAGCGCGTCCAGCGGTCGAACGCTGAACCTGAGCTGAAGCCTCTGGCGAAATCTCACCGCGCAGAGCTGCTCCGATATTCGCACCAGCCTGCTTCACAAGCTGGTCATAGCCGGGAATCGCGCGACGAAGCTGCGCCTCAAGCTGAGACTGCTCGGCGGCGGTCGTCTTCTGCGCCAATTCGGTGGCAGGTTCGAGCGACGCGATGTTCTGCTGAATCGCCTGTCGCTGCTCTGCCGCGAAATCAATCGGCTTAAGCTCTGGAATCTTTGGCTTGCTGCCCTTGCTTAGTAGGCCACCAAGCAAGCTCGTTCCGCCAATGATTGCTGCACCACCTAGAATTGCTCCCATAAATCAAAAAACCTCCTTCACAAGACGATTGCCATTCTCAATCGAGAACACCTTCTCAGGTTCGTGACGTTGGATGTTCATGGTTACCAAACGCGCAGCCTTCTCTTCTGGGAATGCTCGCTCGTTCTGGAAGCAATGAACCCACACACGACGCAAAGTATCCAACTTAAAAAGCTCGTTCTCCTCCACGATCATCACACCGTGAAGTGAAGCCCACGAATCAGCGTATTCGCGCAACGCCTGAACCGAAGGCAGGTGAACCTCGTAGCCGAATCGCTCGGTGCATTCCTTGGCCGACGCTTCCGCGTCCTTCTTGACGTACACCTTCACGGAGTCTTCAGCGACAGCCTTTGGCAAATATCCGTAGGTAGAGCAGTCAGCGACGTACTTGTACCGCATGCGATACTCTTCAATCGACTGCTTCCAGTTCGGATCAGTCGCACCCTGCTCATGTAGGCCAAGGCAATCGGCCTCCAACGAGAAAAGGACCGACATGAATGCCGATCCGAATCGGGGCAGACCGCAGATTTGAAAGAGCTTACCTTTCATTTTTTACGCACATCGATGTCCACGCAGCCGTCCGCGCCAAGATGAAGATAGCCGCTTCAGAACCGGGAATCATTCCTAGTTCGCTGCAAATTACTGCGGTGTAAAGAGCCGCATTCGGGTAAACATCCTTTCCAGCTTCCTTCATCCACCCATGAAGCTGATTGATTCGGTCATTCGCCTTCGGGAAGTCCGTCGCGATAATCTCTCGCACATGACTCCATGCCGGATCGATTCGATCCTTAAAGAACGAATTACCGAAGCCGGGAATCTTCATGCCAGCCTCGATGGCCGACTTCAACGCTCGCTCGTCGAACCTCTCGTAAACAAATCGAGCAGGACCAATCGGCCCGTGAGCATCGCCAAGAGTCAGGATGGCTGAAGCGATTCCATTCGTGAGCTGCGCGCTTCCAAAGAATGCGTTTACAGCAGCACCGGAACTCGCATTTTGATTGTTCCGAGCCGCCATGTCATGCGCGTCCAAGACAGCCTGAAGCAGCCGGAGTCTATCCGGCGTTGCATCTTCCAGAGCGAAATCAATGTTCAGGTTCAGAACCATTGCGAGAATCCACCGCCATTTAATCCTACACCGACCATGCGTATCGTTGCGACAGCGTCACCCAGATACTGCATCGTCTGCTCCTGCACAGCTTGAACCGCTTTGGCTTCGTAGGCCACAGCTTCCTGAATCAAATCGTTCTCTTCCTTGCGAATCGCCATGACCATCAGCTTGATGGCATCTGGACACGGAGGAATGAGGTAGTCGTTGACGCTCGTCGCGTTGATATGGCGCATCTTCGCCATCACCGTCACCGGCTTGTCAGCCTCGTCGCTGCATCGATCAGCGAGGTAGCTGCGACGATACTGCGGCAAAGTTTCATCTGGGTCGTAAACTGCCAGATCCGATTCCAGAGCAGTCGTCGCATTGTACTCGTACAAGCGGCTGACCGTGTTCGTAGCCTCGCGAATGACGCCGGTCAGTTCGGTAAACTTCTTGGTCGATTGAACGTACGGCAAAGCAAGCGTCAGCTTCTCTCCGTCAATCCACGCCAAACCGGACTGCGTTCGAATCCATTGTCCGTTCTGATCGACACCTTGCAACGTGATGGTCTTGCCGACATCCGAAGCGTCACCAGGGTAGACTCGAAGATAGCTGTTAAGACCGCCAGACATGTCGCGGTAAGAAACCACAGTGCCACGGTCAATAAGCTGCTTGCCGATGCACACCTGATTTCCATTGAGCAGTCCATAGCCGGTTTCTTGAAATTCGAACCATTGATTGCGAACCGTTCCGACTCCGCAGCAATCGGCTATGGCCTCGATAGTTTCGATCTGACGCGGCCAAGTGATGCAGCCGCCGACCGTGTGAATCGTGAAGCGTCCGTACGCGCCAGCCCACAATCCCTTGTGTAGAAGCCTTCGACACGCCTGATTGATGTAATCATAAACGCGCGCATCATCGACACATACGCCGATGACCCGAGCGATTGTGGAGCGAATGTCCTGAACGATTAGCTTCATTTGGTGTAGTAGACTCGGGCAGTTCGCTTGATGAAGTAAACACCGTAGAACGGCGGGAGGTTGTTGTGAGCAGCACCGCCGCCCGACGATGTGGTCGGAAGCAGGTTGGCCACGCCTTCAGAGCGATTCGTCGCGCTGAACACACCGCTGTCAGCCGATCCGCGCTGAACAAGATTGATGTACTGATCGAGGATCTGATGCGTGTGCGAAGGAACTTCCCCGACAACCAGCGTGTGCTTGTCTTCGCCAGCAACAGCGGTCGATGTGGTCGTCCCTTGGGCGGAAACCGTACCGCTCGCCGCAAACGCACCGGCACCAACCGGAAAGCGAGCCTCGAACGCGGTATCAACTTCCCACATCGGACCAGTCCAATTCGAGACTGTTCCAACAGTTCCTCCGTCGTAGGTTTGAAGATCGGTGGTATTGCCAACGTAAATGCGACGCTCAGAGCCTCCAGCCGCAACCGGATTCTGGCGAAGCCAATATCCACTGCTGAACACCCACCAGTTTCCATTCTCGTCCAACCACGGATAAACCTGATTGTTCAGCGCGGGAGTCGTCGGTCCGAAGTTGAAGAACGAGTTTCCAATCGCGCTGTTGAACGTCGCCTGAGTGCCGCTGATGATGTCGTTGGCCAACTGCTGGTAGTTGGATGGGCAATAAGTCAGCGGAAGGCTTGGAGCGGTAAGCGTGATGAGAGTTAGGTTTGGCATACTATTCCGATGTGTAGGTAAGCGGATTTATGTCGCAGCCTCCAAGAACTTTGCATCCCTGATATGTCCGGCATTCTCCAACAGGAGATTCCTGAACGTCGTAAGCGTGAACGCGGATGCTCTTGATTCTGCAATAGCCTGAAACGGCAATGCTGAGTTGAACCTCGTACAAGTTTCGGGTCGGAGTATTGATGGACTCGTTACACGCAATGTCGCCAGGAGTTGGAAGCCGCATCTTAGGCCGGTATTGCGGCTGAAAGTTTGTCAGAGGACACAACCCAGTCAGACACTGATCGACAATCGCGCATTCGGTCCAGTCGGCCCATTCAATCCAACCGGGATTTTGGTCGGGGCGATACTGAACATAGAACGCCGCCGAACCGCTTAGTGAGTCGATGAAAATGTCGCCCGAATCGAGTTTCTTCAGTCCGAACGGAAGCTCAAAATTGTAGGCGCGAGTTTGCACCGACCATTCAATTTCCTTCTTAGGATCGGACAGATTCGAATCGAACTTGTTGGACTTCGTGATTTCCCAAATCTGGATCGTATTGTCCGAACCGCGAGCGATGGCGTAGCAAGCGTCGCCGTAAGCATTCTCGGTCTTAACGAGCTGCAACACGTTGAGTCCGGTCCAAATGCCAGACCAAGCAGGCGGAAACTTCTTACGCATCGATGTGACAAGCTCCATATCCAAAACGGATATGGCCTTGTGAATCACACCTTCTGAATTGAATCGAGGCTGAGAAGTCATCAGCACCCGATTGTCAAAGACGACCGCAGAGCTGGCCCACAAAAGATTCGTCTGATCGTTCTCAACAATCGGCGTCATCTCCGCGCTGATTGGGGTATTTCCCCAGTCATTGAACGAACGACGAGCGATGATGAACGAGCGGATGCCATCGACCGAGCGGTAGAACACATCGCCATTGACGGTGATGGCCGACCGTGCGCCAAGCGCGCCGCTGGTCAGCAAGCTGATAGCCTGAATCGGATAGTTCAGGTTCTTCCAGACATCGCGGTCTACAGGTGCTTGGACGCTGAAGACATATCGCGGAGTGAAGACAAGAAGCGGCCCTTGGCCAAGCGACGTATCTGGATTGCCGGGAACGGCCATTGCTGTGATGCCTCCTGAATCCGACGGAACCGCGAAGTCTCCGCCCTCATTAAGGAAGGTGTTCTCGGTTTCCTTGAGAACACTGGCTCGCGTTCCGTCTCCATAAACGATGTCTGTGGCGCGGAAAGAAAACCCATCAGGAAGCGCGTACCAGATGCGGCCATTGACGTAGGCCATTACCCTGCCGCACTTGATTTCATCATCAGTTGCGCGGCGCAGATTCGTTCCGTTGAAGATTAGCGGCTTGCTGAATCCATCCTGAATGACGACAAAGTTCTCAGCCTGAACCATCCATCCATCGAGCAGATTGGAAGGGTTCTCAAGATCCGGCGAAACGCTAAGGTTCTGCGCCTCGTTCTCAGCGCAGCTGTAAAGCCACACTTTACCACTGATCATCATCAGGATGAACGTGCGGCCATTGTCTGCGATGTACGGCAGCGCGCACTGGAACGTGCCGGTCAAACTCTGAGGACCGTAACACTCTTCCGACCAGCCATCCGCCGTCACATCTGTTTGGTCGGCGGTGACGTTGGTATTGTCTGCGGTAATCGTGACGCAGAGGCTGTAGTCCTTCTGAACGAAGCCGGGACGGGGAGAGATGAAACTTTGACGAAATGTGGCATTTACAGCAAAAGCCACCTGATTCTTGTCCACCTCGGAAGGCATGATGCCAGCGTCAATGCCACCTTCAAAGGTGACAGACCCATCAGTGTACCTTCGTGGTGCGCGTTCGCTCATGGTTTAAGCCTGAATCCGCTGGACTGAGAATGAGGACCCTTGATCGACGTAAAGGTCGTGAGCAGTCTGGATAAAAATTTCGTAATAATCGGTTATCGAAGTCGCGTTATCAACGTAGTTGATTGATATCGGCTGAAGGCCAGCACTTGTTACGTTAAACGGAAACGATGCGATTACGTCGGAGCCGGTCTTGCGAATAAAAACTCTTACGGAGGATGTGGTTGTTACCGCGTCAAGATTTAGAACAACATCAATCGTGTAGTATCCGGTGTAAGGAACCGTAAATCGCCCCAGCGCAGAGTTGAATCCCGAAGCGGTGTCAATTCCAGCGTAAGACGCTGACGGATAGGTGGTCAGGCTAAACGGATTTGTCGTTGTCGCTCCGATCAAAAGCGGAGCATTTGCAGCCCCAATACCAGTCACTCTCCGTGTAAACGTGACGTAGCTAAACGGAACAACTGAAGGCGCAGACAGCGTGATGTTACCAGCCGAATTCGTAACAACAATCGGAAGCGTTCCGACGATTTCCTTCTGAAGATAGGTCGAACCATCGCCAACCGGAATTTTGTTCGCCGGAGCGGTCGTTAGGTTGGTTCCACCCTTTGCAATCGGAACCGTCCCGACAACATCGCCTACAGGAACAGTAGCAACAGTCGAAACAGCACCAAATCCGCTAGACCCTTGAGTCTTAAGATAACCAGCAGATAGGGAATCAAGAGCCGTGGCACTCGGAAGCGAACCGTCTGCAACGCGGAGAATGTATGTAGCAGATGATGGTGCGCCACCGGCAACACCAGCAGCACCTTGAGGTCCAACCGCTCCAGCAAGCGTGATGAGCGAACCGGACGGGATGAGCGTGGTCGGGACAGCATTGGCAATTCCAAGAACGCCAGCCGCAGGATTCTGAAGAGTCAGCAACAAGCCATCGACCGACGTAACCTGCATGTACCCAAGACCCTGAACCGAGACGAAGAACTGTCCGGCAACTGATTCTGGAAGAAACTCGGTGTTATCGACCGCAACCACGACGGACGCTCCAAGAGCGGGAACAAAAAATGCCGCAGTCGTGTAGGTGAACGAATCGATTCCGTTCGTGCCATTGGTGCCGTTGGCTCCCGCAGCCCCCTGAGGGCCGGGGATATTCACGACTACCGGCTCGGAGTCGCAAGGCTGGCAGCAGCCGGATGAAGAAACAAGTTGCGACGGCATAATTTTCCTTTCGCAGAACCTCAAGTCCAGCGAGAACTATTGCAAGGCCAAACTATGGCAGAGCAAGCGTCTGAGCATCCACTTATTCAGCACAAGTATGGAATTCGTTCTCCGGTCAAGATTCCTGACCTAGAACTGGAACTTTACGCATTCCGCAACCGACTCCAGCCAAACGAGGGCGGATTAGGCACTTTCGAACATTTTCAGAATGCGACGAAAATGCTATGGCCGAAGCTGAGTTGGAACCCGTGGCTGGAGGCTCAGGTCGAAAGCCTCTGCGAGCATGACTACGTTGGATGGGCTGGATGCGGAGCGAGCGGAAAGACCTTTGGTGCAACGCTTTTCGCGACAGTCTGGTGGTTGGCCAACCCTTCCAAGTCAACGGTCGTCCTGACATCCACGACCGCGAAGATGATCCGAAAGCGTATGTGGGCTAATCTTCAGGATCTTGTTCGGAAATCGCGCGGATTCCCTGGTAACATGGTCGATTCGAAGATGGCTCTCCAAGCCATCAAAGGTGACGACCGCCATTCGATTTCAGCTATCGCAGTCGCCGAAGGCAACACTTCGAAGGCTGTGGCCAACATTCAGGGTATTCACGCAGAGCGGGTGATGGTCATCATCGACGAAGCAACGGATACGCCTGAAGCAGCCTTTGAAGCGTGTACCAACCTCTCCAAGGGTTGCCGCGAGTTTAAGATGTTGGTCATCGGAAATCCGGCATCGAAGTTCGATCCTCATGGCCGATTCTGCACTCCTGCAAAAGGATGGCGCAGCGTCACGATTGAAGACCAGCATTGGCTGACGGAACGCGGCATGTGCCGACGTTTCGATGGCATGAAGAGTCCGAACATCAGCGAGGGTCGGACAAAATACCCATACCTGATTACCCATGATCAGGTCTTGTCGGCGATGCGCCATGAGGGCGAGCAGAGTCCTACGTTCTGGAAGTACACACGCGGATTCTGGAGTCCTGACGGCATGGTCAAGACGGTGCTGTCCGAATCGCTCATTGATACGCACACACCTACTAAAAAGTTGGTGTTTAGTACAAACGTCGAGGTTGTTGCGGCCCTAGACCCCGGCTTCGGCGGCGACAGATGTATCCTT